GGTCAACCGCCTGGCACCCCAACCGTTTGATGGGAGAGCAGACATGGACGCGATCGACCGGGCTCGCAGCTACGGCGTTCGGATGGATGAGGCGCTGACCTCTGAGGAGATCACCGCCCTGCACAGCAGCGTGGACCACGGCACGCGCGTCTACTGGAACGACGCCCGTCTCGCCCGCGTTGTTCGCCTGCGCCTGATTGGCTGCTCGCGCGACTACCCGCGCTGGGACGTTTCCTACTGCTATGGCGAGCTGCGCGACGGAACCCGCGTCCGCGTCGATCTGCCCACGGACCGGATCGCGCGCAACTGGCGAGCGCACCTGATCGCCCTTGGCAAGGCCGAGGGCGTGTTCGCCAAGGGACTCGGGTTGCTCGATGACGAGGTCGTGAGCCGGCTCGCCGGATGAGTCCTCGGCCCCCGGGAGCGCATCCCGGGGGCCTCCCACGCCCAACGTTATGCGCATCAGACCTAGACCAGACCGGAGTCAGACCATGGACATTCTCAAGGCCGTGAAGTTCAGCGCCTACATCATCGCCCTCATTGCGGGCGTGATGTCCTACGGGCATCAGGCGACGCTGTTGCTCCATGCACACGCCGGGGTGTACTCGTACGCCGTGCCGCTGACGGTCGACGTGTTGGCGTTCATCGCGGCCCTGATGCGCAACTCGGACCATGTCGAGGCGACCTCGCGGAAGGCGGCCGTCGCGACGCTGGTCCTCGCCGGCGCCATGAGCATCGCCGCGAACATCGCGGTCGGCGAGAATTTGATTCAACGGATCGTCGGGTTCTGGACGGTCGCGGCCTACCTGCTCGCCGAGTGGTTCGTGAGTTGCCTCAAGGCGAAGCCTGCCGCCGAAGTCGTCGAGCCGGCCGTCGTCGAGGCGCCTGTCGTCGAGGCCGTCGAGACGGCCGTCGTCGAGCCCGCGAAGCCCGCCATTGACCCCGAGGTGTTTGCCAAGCGGTCCGAGGCTGCCAAGCGTGGCGCCGCGACCCGCGCCGCGAAGCGCGAGCAGCAACTCAGGGAAGCCCGCCTCGCCGGCCGCCGCGAGCGTCGCGCCGCTCAGGCCGCCTCGGCAACGACCCTCGCAACCCTCGAAGACGCCTATGCCGTCACCGCCGAGGAGCGTACGCATATCAACGCCTAAACCGCACCACACGCCCCACTGGCCCCGGCTGTCACAGCCGGGGTTTCTGCCGTTCCAGAAACTTGACGAAAGCTTGACTATTCAACGTTGCAAAGGGCAGCATCAGCGCACGCCACCTACGCCCAACGTTCCGCGCATTACTTACGGGTAGGTTTCCATGAATGATCTCGCCGCGAAGCAGGACCAACACTCGGCCGCTTTGACCTACCTCGATACGGGCACACTCGCGCTCGCGGAAATCCTCGCGGCGCTCGACGACGAGCCGCCCGAGGATGGGCCAGACGCGCCCAACGTTCCGCGTCGCCATCGGCGCCGCCGGGCTGTCTCCTGGGGGCTCTGGGGTGTCCGTACGGGCGCAATGGCCGCTGCGGTAGGTCTCGGCCTCTTCGCTCTCGCGCCGCACGCCTCGGAGCCCGCTCACGCCGCTCCGCCGGTCGCTGCATCGCCCTTCGACGACGACACGTTCCGCGCCTCGGCCGCCGCCGCCGGCCTGACGTGCACCCCTCAGACCGTCCACCATGCCGTGTGCGCCGACGCCTCGGGCGACGTCGTGCCCATGGACGCTTACATAGGTGATACGGACATGCGCTACGTCGACACTGTCAAGACCCCCGTGGGCGTCGCGAGGAACGTCCTGGTCGTCTTTGCTTCCGACGATGCCGAGGACGCTTTTCTAGCCTCGGACGCGCCCGCGCTTCAGAACGTGCGACAGGGCAAGCGTTGGGTGGCATGGAGCAACACCCCGGCCGCCGTGGACGCCGCGACGCACACGCTCCCGCCCCGGCCGGCCGTGCCGAAGCCCTCGGCCGCGCCGCAGCCCTCGGCGCGCACGTCGAAGCCCGCGCCGTGGGCGTTGAAGTCGCCGGCCCCCGGGCACGCCAAGAAGTCGCCGCCGAAGCACTGACGGCCTAAGTCACCTCACGCCCCGCGCCCCGGTCCTCACCGACCGGGGCCTTTCTTTGTACTGAACTCGAACCTTAGTGTCCACCAAGGTTTGAGTTGAGTACATAGAGTGCTATGGTGCTCGCATGCCCTTTGACCAGCGTCAACCCCGCCGGATGCGCGCCTCTATCTATGTGCGCCTGTCCAACGCCGCGACCGAAACGAACCTGAGTAAGGACGGCATGGCTAAAGACCTGCACGCCCTTGCCCGGACTCTCAACGCCGACGTGATCGCCGTTCACATCGACGACGGCATATCCGGTTCGGTCCGCGACCGGCATGAGTTCCTTGAGTGGCTGCGCGACGGCCGCGAGGGCAAGGCTGACATGATCCTTGCTTGGTCAGGCGACCGGCTCACCCGCGAGGGTATCAACGCCGCCGCCATGGTCCTTGACGTCGTCGAGGGCAAAGACACGACGACAGGCAAGGTTGTGCGCCCCGGCGTGCGCTTCGTGTCCTACGACGACCGACTCGACAGTGAGGAAGGCGACGCGTTCCGCTGGCGCTTCGTTATCGCCGCCGAGGTCGCTCGCAGCGAGCGACAGCGCATCGTGGCGCGCATGGAAGCACGCGCCCGCCGCATGCTCGACCAGGGGCGCCACGTCGGCCGCGTCCCGAACGGCTACCGCTTCGACCCTGAGAACCCCGGATTCCTGATCGTGGTTCCCGAAGAGGCCGCCGTCATCAAGGAAGCGGCGCGGCTGATGCTCGCCGACGTCAAGCCGTCGCAGGTCGCCCGATCGCTGAACGCCGCCGGGGTGACAACCATCATGGGCGCTCCGTGGACGCGCTCAACGTTGGTTCGCAGCGTCACGAACCTTGCCAACGCTGGGGAGCCGTTGCGCCCCGGCACGCCCGCACGTGAGGCCATCCTCTCGTATGCCGATGTCACTGAGCTGCGCCGGAAGTTCGCTCCGGAGAAGACCGGAAAGCGCGGTGGCGCCCGCTCGCCTCGCCAGTCGAAAGCGATGCTCGCCGGTCTTCTCCTGTGCCATGACTGCCAACTGCCGATGCGCTCGACGTCCGGCCGCTATGTGTGCATGACCGCAGCGGACGGCCGCACGTGCAGCGGCGCCGTTTCCGTGACTAAGGAGATTTCCGAGACCGCCGCCGAATCCGCCTACCTTCAGCGCTGGGGCCGTGTCGCCGAGACGGTCGCCGAGGTGACCATGCCCGGCGCCGCCGAGCGCGACCGCTTGGAGCGCGAGCACGCCGCTATCATGGCGCGGCTCGCCGAGAAGCCCACGGCCGCCGACTTCGAGGCGCTGCAAGCCGTTGCCGCTGCCCGCTCGGTATTCGACGAGACGCCGCCCGAGCGTGTCGTTCGCCGCCGAACCACGGGCCGCACGCTGGCCGACGCGTGGAAGGCAGCAACGACCGAGGACCGGCGCGACCTGTTGGCCAACGCGTATGAGTACGCCATGTGCTACCCGCGTGGCGTCTCGCCCCGACTCGTGTTCACCGAACGGCCCGAGGTGGCCGAGCTTTCCGTCGACGAGTTCGGCGACGTCATCTGACGACGCCCTCGAAAGGCCCCCGAACCAATCGGGGGCCTTTTTGTTGCAAAGATCGCGTTTCCCCCCGGTCGACATGTATCTAGTACACCCCCGACGACCAGGGAGGAAACAGAAATGGATCAGGAAACCGCCGAACACCGCGCGTGTCGCACGCGCACGCCCGAGGAAGACCGCGCCATCCGCGCGGCGACCTTCAATCACGCGATGCAGAACCTCGGCCGCATGCTCAGTGGTCGGTTCGCTGTCACGCCGATTCCGGCGCAACAGACCGCCCGCCCGTGCGGCTGCGGTCAGTGCAAGTGTGGTGGCGCATGATCGACGCCGCTGCAATCTCGGTCGACGTGAACAAGGCTGTGACCTTCGTCCGCGCGGAAGCACTGGAAAGGGCGCGCGAGTTCGTCGAGGGCTTCGCGCCCACGAAGAACGCCCGAGGCTACTCGGACGGCACGATCAGGCCCGACGAGCGTGTAAAGCTGATTATGACGGTCGCCGATTGGCTGCTGAACGACCAGGCCGCCATCACACGCGCCGTCGAGGAAACCGCCGCAGCGCTCGACGCCTACGGCTATGACTCGGCCGCGTCCTACGTGCGAAGGCGGATCGAGGCATGACCGTCATCCCAGACCCGCGCGAGGAGAAGCTACCCGCGTGGGCTCGCCGATAGATCGCCGCGCTGCGCGCCGAGGCCGCATACGAGCGCGCCCGCGCCGCTACGGCCGTCGAGGACGCGAGGCGCGTCCGGCAAGGCACGAACCCCGACGAGTCGTCGGCCATCCTGCACCCCTACGACGAAGTACCCGTAGGGCTCGGCCCTGACGCGCGCGTCCGATTCAAGCTCGGCCGGCACAACTGGGCGGACGTCCGCGTGAACGAAACCGGCAACTCAATCGACGTCACCGGCGGTCGAACGCTCCTCATCCGCCCGCAGTGCGGCAACGTCGTCACGATCGCCTCGGAAGGCTGGTAACGCATGCCCACGGCACATCACCTCATCGGCCTGACCGGACACGCCCGCGCTGGTAAGGACAGCGTCGCCGCGTACCTCGTCGAGCACTACGGGTTCGGGCGCGTGGCGTTCGCCGACGCGCTGCGCGAGGCCGCTCTCGCCCTCGACCCGATCATCGACTACGGCCACGGCCGGCCGTTGATGCGTTGGGAGCGGCGCACCGGCCTGCACGGTCGTCGCTACGTCCGCTTGTCCGAGTACGTCGAAGCGTTCGGATGGGAGGAAGCAAAAGAGGTCCCCGAGGTCCGCCGCACGCTCCAGCGCTACGGCGTCGCGATCCGTGAGATGGACCCGGAATTCTGGATTCGCACCGCCCTCGCGCCCATGGCGTACATGTCGCGGCCCGTGGTCGTGACTGACGTGCGTTTCCCGAACGAGGTCGACGCCGTCCGCAGCCGAGGCGGTCTGTTCGTCCGAGTTCGCCGGCCTGGCGCGACCGGGAACGGGCACATAAGCGAGCACGCCGTCGACGACATCGCGGCCGACGTCGACATCGACAACACGGGCACGCTGGCGGATCTCAGGGACGCTGTCGAGCGCCTGATCGTCGAGCCGTACAACCTGCCGCGCGTCGCCCGCTACAGCGTCCTCGGTGCTGTCAGGGGGGTCTGATGGGCATTCGCCGACGCAAGCCCGCCGCAGTGATCCCACTGACGAAGGCTGACCGGTGCGACCGGTGCGGCGCAGAGGGTCACGTTCGTCTCGTAAAGGACGGCCTAGACCTGGTGTTCTGCGCGCACCACTACCGGACGCATGACATCGCGCTTTCGTTCGCCGGATTCCTGATCAACGACGACACGCGGGACACGCTCACGACGCGACCCGCAGACGTGAGGGGCGCATGACGTTCGGGTTCAGCAGTTCCAGCGCAAACGGCGACGTCGACAGGCTCGTCGACGCGATTTACGCCGACCTCGGCCTAAGGCGCGGTTCCGTCTCGCGTCGCCGTGTCGCCGCGTTCGTCACTGCGCGAAGCCTGCTCGACGAAGGCCACGGGCCGGCGCCGGCGCCTGAGGACACGCTCGCCGTGGCGTCATGGCTGTCGACTGGCCGCGTTGCACTGGACGCCGAGGACGACGACGACGACGAGGACGACGACGAATTCGAGGAGGAAGCGGCCGGCGCGGAAACCATGCTGCGCGACTGGTGGCCGCCCGTGCGTGCGCTGCGCCGCCGTCGTGCATGATCGGGTTTCCCCCCGTCAGACATGTACCGTATAGAGGCTCTGGGTTCGCCTGACGCCTAGTGCTACTGACCCGATGCGGATGCACGGGTTCAGGCGACCCCCTTCTCAGCGAAAGCATCTCCCGTGGCATGGTCAAATAGTTCTGCGCGCCGTGGAGAGCTACCGCCTGACTGGCAAGTCATACGTGCGCGCGTGCTGCGCAGGGATCGATATCGCTGCCAAATGAGAGACGAGCGAGGTATCCCGTGTGGTGCGCCGGCGTCTGACGTGGACCATATCCAGCGTGGCAACGATCACAGCATGGCCAATCTGAGAGCCCTGTGTAAGGCGTGCCATGCACGCAAGTCCAGTGCCGAGGGCGTTGCTGCACGTCAGACACGGTATCGACCAGCACGCCCACACCCCGGCGTGATTGAACGCCTGTATCGGGTGGCTATGCCCCGCCCTATACGGCTAGGCCACACGTATCATGCGTCTGCCCTGCGCAAACGTGCAGGTCAAAGCGTTGTGCGTTCAAAGCGATAGGTAAAGCCGCAGGTCACAGCGTCGCAGTGGCCTACAGTACCTGGGGGTTGACTCCCTGACCTGCGCTTTTCTTGCCCGGTTGGCATAGCAGCTCGCTGTACGTACGGGCATACAACTTTCAGTGATCACGATCTACGTCCGGAGGCGTCACCGTGCGTGATGACGACAACTACGCCCCGCCCGAGGACGTCTTCGCCCCGAACAACTCCGAGCGGGTCGTATGGGGATACCCGCTCGACCTCGCCGATTGGGAAAGCTACCTCGTCGCACACCGGCCGTGGCGGAACGCCGGCGAGACGGCGGCGGCATACGTCGCCCGCGTCGCCCCGTTCTACCCCGACTTCACCCCCGAGGAGATCGCCCAATGGTTCGAGTCCGCCAGCGCGCTACCGGCGTGACACTGCGCCACTCCGGGCGCCCGCACGCTCGCGCCGCCGCTCTGCTCGCCGCGCTGTCCGCCGTCGCCCTCGCCGCGACGATCCACACGACACGGCCGGCCCCGTCGCCGGCCGTTACGCCGCCGGCCTCGGCCGTGCCCTCCTCCTCGACGCCGTTCGCCGTCGAGCCCTCGGCCGTGACGCCGTTCTCGTCGCCGTCCACGCCGTTCACGGCGCCGACGACGACCGTGACGCCGCGCCCAACGGCGAGCGAACCGCCGGCCGCGACCCGCTACGTCCCGTCGCGCCCAACGTCGAGCGCGACTCGCCGCGTGACGAGCACGCCGAAGCCCACCGCCACGAAGACGAAGTAAGGAAGCTTCCACGTGTCCACGCCCCTCACGCCGACGCCGGCGATTGGCGCTCTCGTCGCCGCAATCGCTGCGGTCGAGGCTGCGCTACCGGCCGTCAGCCCGTCGTCCCCGACGCCCGACCTGACGGCCTACAACGCTCTCGTTCAGACGGTCCTCGCGATCTGGTCGCCGCTCTACAACCTGAACGAGGTTGCTGCCGCCGAGGCCGCTGCCGCTGCCGCTGCCGCTGCTGCCGCTGCCGCACAGACCACGACGACCACGACCACGGACCCGGGCTCGACCCCGGCCCCGTAAACGCCCCGACTCGACCGCCGCCCCGCAACCTTCTACGCGGATGTGCGGACACAGCGCGCAAGATGGTGCGCCTGTTCTGCGGTCGTCGGGCCGCCGCTCCCCACGGCGGACACAAGCGCGTGCATGCAGCGCATGGGGGCCTTGGCTTGTAGCTCAGTAGGTAGAGCGCTCGGCTGAAACCCGAGGCGCGCAGGTTCGATCCCTGCCAGGCCAGCCCTTCCCAACCCATCCCGAGGAGGTGAACGCATGGCTAGAGGTACCGCGCACGCGCCCAAGCCTGACGGCATGCGTCGCCGCCGCAACGCACCGGCCGGCCCCGGCGAGCGCGTGTTCGAGCGCACCGGCGAGACCTTCGGCCCGACGATCGAGGCCGCGACCTTCCGCACTGACTGGCCAGAGCCGGTCATCGCATGGTGGGAGACCTGGCGCGTTCAGCCTCAGGCCGCCGCATTCGAAGGTACCGACTGGCAGCGCCTCGCCGACCTCGCGCCGCTGCGCGCGATGCTGCTCGACCGCGATCTCTCGCCGGGCGAGCGTACGAAGATCCTCGGCGAGGTCCGCATGAACGAGGAACGCCTCGGCGCCACATTCACCGACCGTCAGCGCGCCCGAATCCGCTTCACCGACGCCGACCCGTCCGACGACGGCGCTCCCGGCATGGCTTCCGTCACCAGCATCGCCGCCGCCCGCGAGCGATGGCTCGCCGAGGCCGACGACGACTGACGCGAAGGCAGGCCCGCGCGTCCCACGACGAGGCAGGCCCCCGCGTGTCCCTCAAGCCCATCAAGACCCTAGACCGCTTCGATCCCGAGATTCCTACTCTCGGGTGGGGCGTCATTGAGTTCATCGAGACGTGGCTCATCCAGCCGGACGGCGACCACGCCGGCGAGCCGTTCACGCTGACCCGCGAACAGAAGAATTTCATCCTCTGGTATTACGCCGTCGCCCCGGACACCGGCCGTTGGCGCTTCCGCCGCGCCGTCCTCCGCCGTGCGAAGGGGTGGGGTAAGTCGCCGTTCCTCGGCGCGCTATGTCTCGCCGAACTGGTCGGCCCCGTCGTCTTCGCCGGGTGGGACCACAACGGCGACCCGATCGGCCGGCCGCACGCCTCGCCGTGGGTCGTCATCGCCGGCGTCTCCGAGACACAGACCGCGAACACCCTCGACGCGATCCGCGCCATGATCACCGGCGAGTTCTCCGAGGCGTTCGGCCTCGACGTCGGTATCACGCGTATCTATGTCGCCGGCGGCGGGAAGCTCGTCCCGATCACCACGAACCCCGCCACGCAGGAAGGCGCCCGCCCGACCTTCGCAGTCATGGACGAGGTCCACCATTGGACGCTCGGCAACGGCGGGAAGAACCTCGCGAAGGTCATCCGCCGCAACCTGGCGAAGGTCAGGGGACGCTCGATCGTCACCACGAACGCCCACAACCCCGCTCAGGACACTGTCGGCCGCGACTACTACGACGCACACCTCGCGCAGGTCGAGGGCCGCACGCGCCGCGCTGACTTGCTATATGACAGCACCGAGGCGCCAGCCCTGACCGACGAGGATTTCGCGAACGAGGAGACGCTACGGGCCGCGCTTCGGTGCGCGTACGGCGACGCCTGCGCGTGGGTCGAACTCGACGACCTCATCAGCGAGATCTACTCGCCCGACACGCCGATCGAAGATAGCTGTCGGTTCTACCTCAACCAGATCGTGGACGCCGCCGACGCGTGGGCGACGGCCGGCGAATGGGACGCGAACACGCTTCCCTCCCTTGTCGCGCTGAAGCACGCGACGCCTGGTCAGTGGCGCAAGGGCGACACCGTGTGCCTCGGCTTCGACGGCGGCCGTACCGATGACAGTACGGCCCTGGTCGCTATCCGCGTCAGCGACGGCGCGCCGTTCCTCCTCGGCCTCTGGGAGCGCCCCGAGGGCGCCGCCGGCGAGGGCTGGGAAGTGAACCGCGAGGCCGTCCGGGGCGCTGTCGACAATGCTTTCGCGACCCTCGACGTCGTGGCGTTCTTCGCCGACGTCGCCGAGTGGGAAACCGACGTCGACGACTGGCGCGACACCTACGGCGAGCGGCTGTATCACAAGGCCACCGCGAAGCACGCGATCGCCTGGGACATGCGCGCCCATGGCGCCGACACGGTCCGCGCGACCGAGGCGCTTCACCGCGCCATCTGCGATAAGGCCGTACCCCACAACGCGGACCCGCGCCTACGTCGCCACGTGCTGAACGCGCGTCGCCGGCCCGGCCGGTGGGGAATCTCGTTCGGCAAGGAATCGCGGGAGAGCCCGCACAAGGTCGACGCCCTCGCCGCCATGCTGCTCGCCCGCATGGCCGCGTCGTGCATCACCGGTACGAACGCCCTCGCGAAGCGCGGCGGCGTCGGCGTGCTGACCGGATACGGCCGCCGGAATCACGCCCTCGCGCAGCAGCAGGCCGCCGCGTATACCGCCGCCATCGCCGCCGCCGAAGCCAAGGCCCGATCAGGCCCCAAAACGCCCTAGGAGGAGTGAGGCAGTGGCCATCATCAGCAACCCCGCCGCGCTGGCTGCTGACCTCATCAGTCGGCACGGCGAGACAGTGTCCCGCGAGGGTCATCACGGCATCGTCGCCCGGTATCTCGACGGCGATCATGACTTGCCGTACATGCCGCGCGAGCACCGCGCCGAGTACCTGATCATGGCGAAGCGGAGCATTACGAATTTGCTCCCGCGCGTCTCCGACACGTTCGTCAAGCTCCTGTTTGTCGACGGGTATCGCGAGTCAGGCCAGAAAGACAACGTTCCGGCGTGGGACTACTGGCAGGCGAACAAGCTCGACGCCCGCCAGACGATCGCCCACCGTGGCGCGATCGAGTACGGCGCGAGCTACGTCCTGGTGCTGCCCGGGAAGGCGAAGGGCGGCAAGAAGACCCCCGTCATCCGGCCGCTTGACCCGCTGCGGTCAATGGCCTGGTACGAGGACGAGGATGACGAATGGCCGCAGTACGGGCTACGCCACCGTGGCAAGGACGCGGCCGGCGACATGATTTGGGAGATCATCGACGACCAGAACGTCTATACGGTCGTGGGATCTGGCTCCGAGTACCGCCTCACGCTGACCGAGAAGCACGGCCTCGGCGTGACGCCGATGGTCCGGTTCCGCGACCGGCTCGACGGGAAGCCCACGGGGATTATTCGCCCGCTGGTGATCGTTCAGGACCGCATCAACGACAGCGTTTTCGCCCTGATGATGGCTATGCACTTCGCGTCGTTCCGCCAGCGTTGGGCGACCGGTCTGGTCATTCCGACCGACGAGAACACGACGATCCCCGTCCCAAACCCGAGCTATGACCCGACCGGCTCGACGGACCCGACCGTCAACCCCGCGACGATCGACGTCCCGAATCCGAATTTCGGTCAGCCGATCGAGACGTTCCAAGCGGCCGTTGATCGCTTGTGGGTCACCGACCAGGCGACGGCGACGTTCGGCGAGTTCAATCAGACGCACGTCGAAGGGCACCTCTCCGCCCTCGACGCGTCGATCGAGCACCTTGCGACCCTCGGGCAACTCCCGTCCGGCACGCTCAAGGGGAACCTGATCAACGTGGCGGCCGAGGCGCTGGCCTCGCTGTACGACGTCACGAAAAGGCAGTCTGACGTGTACGCGTTGCTTTTCGGCGAGTCCTGGGAGCAGGTGCTCAACCTCGCCGCCGTCGCCGCCGGCGATGCGCCGGTCGACGATGCGCAAGTTCGGTGGCGCGACACCGAGGCCCGCTCGTTCGCGGCCGTTGTGGACGCCCTCGGGAAAATGGTTCAGATGATGGACGTTCCGCCGGAAGCCACGTGGGAAATGGTCCCCGGGGTCACCGACACGGACATCAAGCGGTGGCGCACCATGGCCAAGACGAACGACGGCCTCGCCGCCCTCACCGCCGCCCTGACCCGCCAGACCACGCCGAACGCCCCGACCACGCCGGCCGAGGCGGTCCAACAGGCACAAGGTGCTACGCCCAACGTTGCGCCGCCGGCCCCCCCGCCGGCGAAGTGACCGCCGCGACGCTCGACGCCGCCGCATTTCAGCTCACGGACGCTCACCGAGTCGCGCAAGCGAACATCGCCCTCGACTCGGTGGGTCAGCTGACGGCCGCGTGGAAAACGCTTATGACCCCGTCGAACCTCGACAACTACGCCACATACATGCAAGCGATGACCGGGGTCATCAAGTCCGGCCGCGAAACCTCGGCGCAGGTCGCCGCCGCGTACTACGACACGATGCGCACCCTCTACGACGTCGAGGGTCTATACGACCCCGTCATCGTCGACGCCGCGCCCGACGTCCAAATCCAGACCTCGCTACTCGTCACCGGCCCCGTCCGTGTCAAGACGCTGCTAGCGAGCGGCGACTCGATGAACGCCGCCCTCATGAAAGCGCTGCTCGCCAGCGCCGGCGCGACGACGCGGCTCGTCGCCGACGCCGGCCGAGGCACCGTCCGAGGGAACGTCCTCGCCGACGACCAGGCCGAGGCCTGGCGTCGCGTGACTGACGGGCACCCGTGCTCTTTCTGCGCGATGCTCGCCGGCCGAGGCGCCGTCTACAAGTCCGCAGAGAACGCGGGCGAGGGCGACCCGTATCACGACCACTGTCTGTGCACGGTCGAGCCTCAATTCGTCGGGCGGATCGACCGCCCCGGCCGCAAGAACGGCAGTCGCCACGGGCGCTGACCGTCCGTACCCACCCCACCGCGTGATGGCAGGTCCAGCGCGCGACCACGTCCAGGAGACGACCCATGCCCGAATCCGTCCAGCCCGCCGACAGCACGCAGACCCCCGACGCTTCCGTCTCGACCGCGCCCACCGCGCCGACCGAGGCCGCGCCGCCGTGGGGCGAGAACTTCGATGCCGGCCGCGCCTGGTCCCTGATCCAGGGACTTCGCAGCGACAAGGAAAAGCTGTCCGGCAAGGTCTCCACCTTCGAAAAGGCCGCTCAGGAGCAGGCCGACAAGGAAAAGACCGACCTACAGCGCGCCATGGAGCGCGCCGAGCGGGCGGAAAAGGCCATCGCGGACCGCGAGGCCGCCGACAAGCGCCGGACCGTGCTCAGTAAGCACGGGCTCACCGGCGACGACGCCGCATTCCTCGCGGGCGTCTCCGACGACGATCTCGACGCGCGCGCGCAGCAGCTCGCCGCCCGGCTCGGCGTCGGCAAGTCCACGGACGCCGCCGAGGCGATCCCTGGCAAGCCCACCCCGACACTCACCGCCGGTCACGAGTCCAGTGACGCGGCCGAGGCATTCGACCCGCTGGCGCTCGCGGACAAGGTCCACAAGCGCCTCATCTAACGAGAGGACGTCGCCGCCATGGCGAACACTTTCAAGACCATTCTGGCCGACAACCTGTCGGCCACCGCTTCCGCGCTGGTCAGCAAGGACATGAGCCTTGCGGGCGTCGTCAACCGGTCGTGGTCGAGCGACTTTGCCGGCAAGCGCGGCGCGACCGTGAACGTCCGCATCCCGGCCGCGCTGACCGCGTCCAGCCGCGCCCTGGACGCCTCGACCGCGCTGACCGTCTCGACCCTGTCCGAGACCACTCAGCCCGTGTCGCTGAGCACGAACATCTACTCGGCCGTGGCGCTGTCCGACGAAGACCTGACGCTGCGCATCGAGGATGGCGTCGCGCAGGTGCTCGCCCCGCAGACCCTCGCCGTCGCCGAGGCGGTCGAAAACCTGGTCGTGTCGAAGCTTCAGACCGTCGCCGAAACGGCCGCGCTGGACTCGATCTACACCATGGGCACCGTGGGCACCCTGATGCCCCTGTTCCTGCTCGCTCGCAAGACCCTGCGCGACATGTCCGCGCCGGCGACCGGCCTGTATGCGGCCGTGGGCACCGGCGTCTACGCGGACGTGCTGGCGCAGGTGTCGGCGGTCGGCGCCGAGGGTGGCGCGGACCCGTTCGCGAACACCGGCGCGGCCCGCATCGCGGGCTTCAACGTGATCGAGTCGAACCGGCTCCAGCCCACCGAGGCGATCTTCTTCCACCGCGACGCTGTGACTCTGGCGCTGCGGGCGCCGGTCGTGCCGCAGGGCGTGCCCTACGGCGCGTCGATCCAGGCCCCCGGCGGCGTCCCGGTCCGCCTGATCCGCGACTACGACGCGACCGCCCTGGGCGACCGCCAGATCCTCAACGTCTACGCGGGCGCCGCGCTGATGAACGCTCAGGTCAGCTCGACCGGCGTCCCGGTGAACTTCGTGCTGCGCGTGAACGACGGCGCCGGCGCCTGATCCGCCACGCCCAACGTTGGTCGTTGATAGGGGGTCGCTGTCGCTGACGGCGGCCCCCGCCCTCGTTCCGCTCACCGAAAGGAAGACCCACCGATGGCCGCAACTTCCGGCAATCAGGCCGAGGTCGTGCGTCTGCTCCACGTGCTGATCCGCGCGTTCCTGACCGGCGGCCCGGCGAGCATCGCCGCCGCCCGTGCCGACCTGACCGCCGCTCTCGCCGCGTACGACGCGTAACCCGGAGGCCCCGCGATGACCGCTCTCCCCGTGCTGGCCACGATCGCGCAGCTTGAGACTCGCCTCGGCCTCGCTACGGGCACGCTCGCGGGGCTCGACCTCGACCGCGCCACGGCCGCACTTCAGGACGCCTCCGACCTGGTCCGCGCCGAGGGTCACATCGCATGGACCGACTCGACCGGCACGCCCGAGGCCCCGCCCGCCGTGGTCGTGGTCGTGCTGCAAGTCGCCATGCGCGCCTACAACAACCCGAACGGGTACGCGTCCGAAACCGTCGCAGCGGACGGCGCGACCTACAGCTATAGCAACAATCAGCAGGCGCTCAGCATCTACCTGACCGCCGACGAGCTGCACACGGTCCAGCTCGCCGCCGATGCCGCAACGTACGCCCCCGGCAAGTCGTGGCGGGGTACGGGCTCGATCCTGACGTCGAAGCCCGACGTTCGTGGGCTCCCCGCTGGGGGCTGGCAACGCTGGACGTGGCGCGGATGAAGTTCCCCGACACCGTCACGATAGAGCGCGCCACGGCCGCCGACGTGTACGGCAACGCCAACACGGCCGGATGGACCACCATTGCCACGACTCCGGGCGCCCGCATGGGGCTCGCCGTGTTCCTCCCGCCGGCCGCCGACATCCGGCCTCACGACCGGCTCACCGTGGGCGGCGCGCTGTATGCGGTCAAGGGTCTGCCCGTGTCGCTCGGGCCGCCCGGCCGGCGCGTCATGTGGGTCGCCACCCTCGACCGCCTCCCGGACGGCGCCTGATGGCCGAGTCGAACGTGACGCTCGATCACAGGGGGCTCGCCGAAGTCCTCAAGTCGGCCGAGGTCCACGCCCTGATGAACGACATCGCGCACCAAGTCGCCGAGGCCGCAGCCGAGGCCGTCAACGGCGCGAGCCCGGTTCCGGTCCACGAGTACACGACCGACCGAGGCGCCGCGAGTGTGTCGATCCGCGCGAAATATCAGGTCACTGACGGCGTGCTGACCCGCGCCGCTACCGGCCTCGGATTGGAGGTGCGCGATCGTGCCTGACCTCTGGGCGTTCGGTGATCCGCTGCTCGGCACCCTCGCCGTTCTGCGCGCTGCGACGCCTCCCGGGGGTGTCTCGGTCACGTGGGGGACGATCCTCCCGGACACGGCCAACACCGGCGCCCCGAACCTGCCGTTCGGTCTGGTTGCCTCGGACGGCGAGACCTCGAAGACCTCGGCCGACTCGACCGCCGTGGTCCGCATTGCGATCTGGGCGACGTCCGAAGCCAACGCCCGCGCCCTCGCCGGTTGGGCGCGTGCTGTGCTGCTCGCCTCACACGGCGACGGCGCCAATGTCCGGCACTTCGGCCGTGGAGGCGGGCTCTTGTCGACGCGCGCGCAGCTCGCCGTCAAGACATCGCAGACCAGCCGCGTCGACACGAGCGGGTTTCAGGTCTGCTCATTCACCGTAGCGGCTCGCCTGCTACCCGTATTGATCTAGGAGACACCATGAGTGGTGACCCGACGAACACAGCGCTCTGGCAGAACGCCGACGTCTACATCGCCCCCTCAGGGACCGCCGGCCCGACCGACGTTTCTACCGCGTGGGCATCCGGCTGGGACGCTGTCGGTCTGCTCGACGGCGAAAAGGGTTTCACCGAGGCTCGGTCCGACACCTCGTCCGACTACTACGCATGGGGCGGCATCCTCGTCCGCAAGACGAAGACGAAGCACAAGCGGACCATCAAGTTCATCGCCCTGGAAGACAACGACACCGTGTTCAACCTGGTGAACCCGGGGTCGGCCCGCACGACCGCAACCGGCATCACCACGGCGACTGTCAAGGTTCCGACGAACGCCGACTTCGCGATCGGGTTCGAGGTCCGCGACGGTACCAAGGTCCGGCGCCGGTCGGTCCTGCGCGCGACGCTGGAGAGCGTCGGCGACGTCGTCAACAGCGAGGGCACCCTCACAGCGCACGAGTTGACCGTCGTTCTGTACCCGGCCTCGGACGGCACCCTCTATACCGACGTGTCCGGGACCGTCGTCGCCTAACAAGCCGCGCCCAACGTTGGGCGCTCTCAGAGCCCGGAGTGCGGCCGTGGGAAGCGCACTCCGGGCTCTCCCCTTCCCACACCTCCCCTTCCCGCCACTGTCCACGGAGGACGCACACACCATGGCTACCGCCGCCCGCAAGCCCGCCACCGCCAAGACCGACGCCACGACCACAGAGATCGCCTTCGAGTACGACGGGGCCGAGTACACGATCCCGACCTCGGGCGACTGGGACCTTCCGGTTCTGGAGGCGTACGAGGATGGCCGCGTCGTCGCGTTCACGCGCGAACTGCTCGGCCCCGCGCAGTGGGCCGCGTTCAAGCGCAAGCCCCGCAAGGTCTCGGACATCACGGGGCTTTTCGAGGCCATCGAGACCGCCTCGGTCGGCCGGGGAAACTGACGCGGCTCGCCGTCGCCCTGAGAGACCACGCCGACGCCGTAGAGGCCGATTTTCAGCGGTACTACGGCGTTGACGTGGGTGGTCTCTGGCGCGGCGAGCTTTCGCCCCGGAGAGCGGCCGTCCTGCTCCAAAACCTTCCCGTAGGTAGTGCCACGTGGGCCGCGCAGGTCGACGTCCCTTACGGCTGGTCGCTCACTGATCTTTTGCTCGCGGATCTCTTCCACGCCATCCACGGCGAAGCCCACCCCCTGCATCCGAGCAGCGGCGTCGAGGCGAAGGCCGCCAAGAACGCCGATGCCATTGCACGGCTTCAGGCGCAGCGCGAGCGCCTTGCGGCGACGAGGGCCGCTGAATCCGCATAGGAGGAACGCGCCGTGTCCAATGTCGGATACGCCACCATTTCGATCATCCCGAACCTAAAGGGATTCCAGGAAAAGCTCACCGAGGAAACTGAGGGCGCGTCCGTCAGCGCTGGCAAGTCTGGAGGCCTCGGCCTCGGCAAGGCCATGCTGGGCACCCTCGGCGGTCTCGGTATCGGGATGGCCGTGGGCAAGGCCCTCGACATCGGTAAGTCCGTCCTTGAGTTCGACAGCGGTATTCAGCAGTCGACGACCGCACTGACGACGCTTCTGCACAGCGCACCGGCCGCGAACGCTCTGGTCAAGCAGCTTCAAGACCTCGCGCAGGCGTCGAGCCTGCTCGACACCGGTAACGCCGTCCACCTCGGTCAGGTGCTCATCGGCATGGGTGACCCCGTGGCGAACGTGACCAAGGACATGCAAGCCCTCGGCGACGCGACGGCCGGCGTTGGCGGCACACAGGACACGCTGAACTCCCTTGCCCTGGCATGGGGCCAGATGTCCGCCAAGGGCAAGATCCAGTCTGACGAGATCTTGCAGATGACCGAGCAGGGCGTTCCGGCGCTTCAGCTCCTCGCCAAGGCGTACGGCGTCCCCACCGCGCAAATGTCGAACATGATCCAAAAGGGTCAGGTTCTCTCGTCTGACGCTCTGCCCAAGCTGCGCGACCAGATCGAGAAGTCCTTCGGCGGGGCGGACGCCGCCGCCGGCGCGAACTCGATCGGTGGCGCCTTCGACCGCATCAAGGAAGCGGCAATAGGCCTCGCCGGCGCGGCCGTCATGCCGGTAATCAAGGCCCTGACTCCCGTCATTGCGAACATGGCCGACGCCCTCAGCTCGCCGGGGGTTCAGGCGTTCGTCAACTCGATCGGTCCGAAGCTCGCCGGCATTTTTGGCGGGTTCGGTAACGCCAGTGGCCTGATGTCCAAGATCGGCCCCTATTTCGAGCAAATTGTCACGGCGGGTCAAAAGCTCTGGACCGTGCTTCAGCCGATCGTCACGCAGATATTCGACCGGCTGCAAAAGGACATCCTTCCGAACCTCGTTCCAATGCTTCAGAAGACCTTTAAAGTACTCGCCGACGCCTTGACCACGATCGCTGTCGTCGTCGACAAGCTTTGGCAGATCTTCGGCCCCTCGATCCTCGGCGCGATCGACGTTGTCATAAAGACGATCGTCAATATGTTCAACGCTGCCTATCAGGTCGTCGAGGGCGTTTTCGAGGTGATCCAAGGACTTTTCACCGGGGATTGGTCGAAGCTCTGGCAGGGCGTGAAGGACATTTTCGGGGGCGTCTGGGATTACGTGGTCGCGGAATTCCGTGGCGCCTGGGACCTAATGGGCAAGATCCTGCAAGCCGCGTGGGCGCTCATCGTCGAACTCTTCGGCGGGCTCGCGAAGTGGTTCGAGGATTACGTCTGGCATCCGATCGTCGACGGCGTGAAGCTCTATATCGGGCTGCTCGTGCTCGAATTCAAGCTCGCGTGGGACGGCATCAAGGCCGTGTGGTCTGCGGTCACCGGGTTTTTTTCGGCGATCTGGGACGGGCTCGTCTCGGGCGTGAAGACCACCGTTGACGCCGTCGTCACATTCTTCACCGACCTTCCCGGCTGGATTCTCGGTGCGCTTCAGGCGCTGCCTGGACTGGCAATGCAAGGTCTGAAGGATTTTGCATACGCGGTCGGATTCGGAATGGGTCTTGTGGTCAAGGAAGTGATGGCGTTTCCTGGTCAAGTCGTCGATATCTTCACGACCTTGTGGCACGGTGTCGTCAATATCGGAACGTCGTTGTTTACCGACATCACATCCGGATTTGTTGCGATGGTCGCCGCCGTCGTTGGTGCCGTAACGGCACTCCCCGGCCAGGTCGGCGGCTTCTTCGTGTCCATGTGGCATTCAGCCACTCAGACCGCAATCAATATGTGGCATGACGTCGAGGGATACGTCGGCCGAATGGTCGGCGACGTCGTTAACTTCGTGAGCGGCCTCCCCGGTCAGGTCGGTAGTGTTTTTCTGCAACTGTGGCACGACGCCGAGACGACATTCAGCACCGGAGTCGACACGGTCGTCGGGTACGTCGCCGGACTTCCCAGTAAGGCGACGACCGCCATTTCCGGACTCAGCACTGACATTAAGTCCGTCTGCTCTGACGCCGTTCACTGGCTGGAACAGGCGGGTTCCGACGTCATTGACGGATTGGTCAACGGCATCAAGGGCGCGTGGCACAAGGTCACCGACCTCGCCGGGCAACTCGGCGACGCCGTGTCGAAGGGCTTCAAGGACGCCCTAGGGATCAACTCACCGTCGAAGGTCTTCAAGGCATTTGGTGAGGGCACCGTCGAGGGCTACGTCATGGGCGTCACCGGCACGCAGCACCAGGCGATCAACTCTGTCCGCTCCATGGCGAGCGGGGTCGTCAACGCGTTCAACGGTACCGGCCCGGTCGGCGTTGGCGCCGCGCTTGCAAACGCAGTCGGCGGCGGCGGCCGAACTCTCAACTACTACGCAAACGGCAACGGCCTGTCGTCGGAAGACGAACTGTTCGCCGCTGCCGGTCGGGCAAGGATGGTGTGGTAACTGATGCCGAGTCTCAGGCTTGAATCAGCGACGGACGCATTCGACCTCGACGGCATATTCGGATCGGGGCTCGGCGTCGCGGCGCTCGACGGCGTCAACGGCGTCGGGCTCCCGTCCGTGTCCGCGCAATGGATCGAGGGCGCCGGCGACGGCGCCGTGTGGCGCGGCGAGCGCGTGCTACCGCGTGATGTAGATCTTCCGATCGCCATTGTCGCTCCGGACCGCGCCACGCTGCGCGCCACGACGACGCGCCTCGCGCGCATGCTCGCCGGCCCGATGACGCTGCGGTTCACGGAGGATGACGGCACGTCCTGGACGCTTGACGTCCGCCGTCAGGGCGGCGGTCAGATGGTCCTCGGGACCGACACGAACCGCGCCGTGACCGAGGCACAGACTGTCATCTCGCTTCGCGCGGGTGACCCGTTCTGGACGTCCTCGGTCGCGCAGCGCGCCACCGTCACGGCCCTATCCGGCCGGGGCCTGCTCAGCTATGACCCTGACGGCCCCGGCCCGACCGCGCGCGCCGGCTCGTCGCTGTCGTTCCTTCGTGTGTCGGCGTCACAGACGCTCGGCGACTTCACGATGACGAACGACGGCGACGCGGCGGCGTTCCCGGTGTGGACGATCACCGGCCCCGGCTCGAACCTCGTCGTCACGAGTTCCACGGGCGAATCGTTCGCGTGGAACGGCACGCTGACGGCGACCGACACGCTCACGATCGACACCCGTCAAGGCACCGTGACGGACCAGACGAGCGCGTCACGGTATGCGTCCCTCGGTCCTGCGCCGCGCTTGTGGAAGGTACAGCCCGGCGTCACGACTGCTCACGTTGCCCTTACGGGCTCAACCACGGCCACCGTCATCGCGGTCGAGTGGCAACCTAGGAGATGGACGGTCGTCTGACATGTTCGAGTTCACCGTCGAGGTTCGTGACAAGACCCTCGCGCGCGTAGGTCAGATCCTCCCGGAAGACCTGAACCTGACCGTGAACGAGACGTTCAACAACGTCGGTTCGTGGACGCTCGTCCTCGCCAACGGTCACCCGATGGTGCCCACGCTCCGAACGCCGGGCGCGGGCATCATCGTGACACGCGTGGACACCGGCGCTGTCCTGTTCTCCGGGCCGGTCGTAAGCCCGTCCCTCGAAGTATCGACCGCCGCCCCGGACGGTACCGTCACGATCTCCGGGGTGTCCGACTCGGTCATTCTCGCCGACCGCCTCGCCTACCCGTCGCCAACCATCGGCGACGCCACCGCGCAGACCTCTTCCAACGACACCCGCACCGGCATCGCCGAAGACCTGATGTTCGCCTACGTGGATCAGAACATCGGCCCCTCCGTGATCCCGCCCAACATCCTGTCTGGCGACGCCTCGACCTTCGAAACGAGCATTGGCGGGTGGTGGGACTCAGTCAATGCCGCCCTGTCGCACACCAGCGCGCAGGCGCACAGCGGTACAAACTCCCTTACGGCCGTCTCCTCAACCGCCGGCGACATGGACGCTGCGAGCTGCGCCGCCGCGAACATCACGACGTCAGGATGGGTCGCCGGGCCCGGCGACCACTGGGTCGCGTCCGCATGGGTCCGGGCCGCCGTAACCCCCCGTTCGGTGTTGGCAGGTTTGCAGTTCTTCAGCGCGGCCGGTGTGTCGCTGGGCACGTTCTACGGAACAACCATCACCGACAGCACGTCCGCGTGGACGCAGGTGTCTGTCACCACGACGGCGCCCGCAAGCACGGCCTATGTCCGCATGCACCTCGTGTGGCAAACGGCCGCCGCGAGCGAGACCCATTACGCCGACGATATCGTCGTTCAGCGTGGTTACGGCCGTCGCGACCCGCGCCTGTCGCTCGGTACGAATGGCCACCGTGGCGCCACCCTTACGAAGTCGCCGCGCTTTCAGGCGCTCGGCGCGCTGCTGAACGAGATAGCTACCATCGCCGACTACCCGAACGGGACTGGTCAGCCTCTCGGCTTCCGCGTCGTTCAGAACGGCGCGACGCTTCAGTTCCAGACCTACGCCACCAACGACATGTCGGCCGGGGTCCGGTTCGATGTAGAGAACGGAACCCTCGCGTCGAGCAAGGTCGCCACGGCCGCGCCGACCGTCACGCGGACGATTGTCGGCGGACAAGGCGGCGGCACTGACCGGCTGATAGAAGAGGTCACCAGCACAGACAGCCTGACCGCTGAGACCTCGTGGGGTCGTCGCATTGAGCAGTTCATAGACCAGCGCCAGACCAACGACCCCGCGCAGCTAACGGCCGCCGGAAACTCCGCGCTGGCGCAAGGTGGGCTGTCGCAGTTCGCAATGCAGCTCACGCCCGCCGATGACACGGTGTGGGTATACGGCCTCGACTACGGCCTCGGCGACATCGTGACCGTGGTGGTTCGCGACGGCGGCGGCGACCAACTCGCCGCGACCGAACTCGCGACCACCGTGACGGGCTACATTCTTAAGGCCGACTCCACGGGCGTGCGCTTCGGCGCGCTGCTAGGCCAGCCCTACGGCGACCAACTCGCGCAGTTCTCCGCGCGCCTGTCGAACCTCGAAACGGCCGGCGCGACCAGTTCCGGAACTGGCACCAGCGCAACCCTCGCCGGGCTGTCCGATGTTGTCCTAACCACCCCGTCAACAAACGACACGCTCAGCTTTGATGGCGCCACCGGTAAGTGGTTCAACTCGACCGATTTGAGTTTGGGCGCTCCGTCCAACACGGCCGCCGTGATCAACGTCGCCCGGAACACCCTGACCGACGACGCCATCGCAGTTCAGGGATCGGGAGACGGGAACGGCCGGTTCTTCCTCGCCGTGTCCGGTCAGCACCGGTGGAGCGATGGAACCAACAGCTCCGACACGCGCCTCTATCGCTCGGCCGCCGCGACTCTGACCACTGACGGCGATTTCAACGTCGCCGGGAACCTGACCGGTGCTGGCGCTCCGATGCAGCGCCAGATATTCACCGCTAACGGCACCTGGACGAAGCCCGCCGGCGCGAAGTGGGTCCGCCTCGTCGCCCTCGGCGGCGGCGGGGGAGGCGGCGGCGCTGGCGCAGCCTCGGCCGGCAACTCCACCCACGCCGGCGGCGGTCAGGCGGGAAGCTACTCCGAGTCGTATCTCGCCGCGTCCACCTTCTCAAGCACCGCGACCATTGTGATCGGCGCCGGCGGTACGGGCGCCACCAGCGCCGCGAACGGCGGCGCCGGCGGCACAACGACCGTGGGCGGGACGATCGTTACCGCCCCCGGCGGCAATGGCGGTCTTGCGTCCACCACGAACGCGAGCGTCTACGGGATTCAAGGCGGTAGCGGCGCCACGGCCGGAACCGGTCAGCTCGCCACCGCCGGCGCGCCCGGCGGCTACGGCTTCGGCGGTCCGGCGTTCGGCACCGGTGGCGCCGGCGGTAGCTCGCACTACGGCGCGGGCGGCGTCGGCGGCGCAGCCTCGACCGCAAACCAGGTCGCGGCGGGAAGCGCGGCAACTGGCCGAGGCGCGGGCGGCGGCGGGGGAGCGGGCGCCGCGACGACTTCGACAGTCGCGAACGGCGGCGCAGGCGCCGGCGGCCTGGTCATCATCGACACCTATTTCTAAGGACCTTGCGAATGGCCATCTCCTACTACCCCTTCGAAAACGCCGACACAACCGAGACGCAATACAGCTCCCTGACGCGCGAGTTTCAGGAGTCGGGCGTTTGTGACTCGGCCGGCGGGACCGGCCTCAAGGTCTCCGTGGGGTCCGGCTCATCCGTGAACATCCTCGCCGGCTCCGCGATCCTGCGCGGGTTTCAGGTCATCAGCGACGCGACCGAGAACCGCACGGTCACCGGCCCGGCCGCCTCGACGCGGATTGACCTCGTGGTCGCCCGCCTGGACCCGACAGCGAACACGATCAATTTCTTCGTGGTCGCAGGAACGCCGGGCTCCGGTTCCGCGCCCGCGCCGGCCAGCTCGCTGACGGACGTCTTCGAAATCCCGCTCGCAACCGTCACGGTCTCGACCTCTGGAACGCTGACCGTCGCCGACGCCCGCCCGTTCGTCGGCATGCGCGTCCGCGTGCACAGCAACGCGACCCGTCCGGCGCCGAACGCGGTCCGCCTCGGTCAGCTCGCCTTCAACACGGACACGTTGTCGTACGAGTACAGCAACGGCTCGGCGTGGGGCGCGCTGCTCCCGACCCTGGTGAACCAGGCGACGAAGTGGGGGCCGGGCAGCGGTTACGCGCTGATCGTGTCGACGAGCACGCCGCCCGTTACGGCGAACACCGTTTGGATCAAGCCCACCGCGTAAGGACCGCAACTCATGCCAAGCTATTACGGGTCGACGGCCGATGGCGGGCGCGTTTACATCACGGTCAGCCTGGTCAGTCAGTCGCAGGCGAACAACAACTCGGCGATCTCGTGGGTGTTCGGATGGGATTTCATCAGCTCACCTTACGACCGCGAGCTAGATAACGGGTACGTCGTGATTGACGGCGTCGCCCGCTACAACGTGCCCGGCCGCGTCCGTGACTACCCGCTCGGCCGCAGCGGAGCCGGGTTCTATCAGGTTGCCTCCGGTTCCTTCACGGTCGGGCACGACGCGAACGGCTACCACACCGTTGCCGTTGACGGTCACCTTCAGGGATACCCGAGCGCTTACTCGGCACTGACGTCAATTGGCCAGTTCGTGCTACCGCGCATCCCGAAGCCCCCGGGCGCCCCGGGCGTTCCAGGGCTTTCGCTTGCGGCGGGGTCAGGCCCGAACTCCCGAACCATCAACATCACTATTCCGTTCCCGTCCGATGACGGCGGTTCGGCGATCAACTCGTTCCGGATACAGGTCGCGACGGATTCCGGGTTCTCGAACATCGCGGCGGACTACACGACCGGCTACGGGTCGACTTTCACCGGGAACTACGCGACCACGTACTACGTGCGCGCGTGGGCGAACAACAACATCGGGACCGGTCCGGTGAGCGGTACCGCGAACATCAGGACCGGCGCCGACGTTCCGACCTCGCCGACCATCACCGCTCCCATAGGGCCGATCGGCCCGACCAGTGTCACTGTCGCGTGGTCGCCGCCATACACGAACAACGGCTCTGCCGTGACCGGGTACACGCTCCAGTGCGCGACCGACTCGCAGTTCGCGAACGTCGTTAAGTCGTACTCCGGTCTCGCCGGCCCGTCGTACACGATTACGGGCCTGAACCCCTCGACCACGTACTACCTCCGCGTGTCTGCTCAGAACGCCGTGGGGTCGGGTCCCTACTCGCCCGTGCCGCAGTTCCAGACACTTCCGTCCGTGCTGCTGCCGAACTCGGCCGGCACGGCGTGGGCCGACGCGGTCGTCTACATCGTGTCCGGCGGTCAGTGGGTGCCAGCGCAGATCAAGACCCGTTCAACAGATGGGACAGCGTGGGCGTAGCTCATGGACTCAACGATTACCGCCGCCATCATCGCGACCCTGCCAGGCGCCGCGACACTCGTCCTCGCCGCCCGCAACCGGCGCCACACCGCCGTAATCCGGGCCGAGGTCAAGAACTCCCACACGACCAATCTCCGCGAGGACGTCGACAGAGTGCTCGACAAGCTTGACGCCGTGATCGATGGTCAGGCGCGCCACGACTCTGAGATCTCCGGGCTCCGCGCTGACATGCGCGTCGAGCGTAAGGAACGCCTCGCCCTCGCCGAACGCCTTAAGGAGGCACCGCCCCATGAGTGATGCAGGACTCGACTATGCATGGGCACACCCCGACCTGAACACCGCATGGAACTCGGGCTACCGGTTTATGTGCCGCTACCTGTCTTGGCTCCCGAACGGGAAGGTCATCACAGTCGCGGAGTATCAGCAGCTCCTCGCGAAGGGCTTCGAGGTCGCCCTGAACTGGGAATATGGCGCCAAGGACCAGTTGGGCGCCGCCGCGTCCGGCAAGCTGCACGCGGCCGAGGCCGTCCGCCAGGCGCGCGCGCTCGGGTACCCGGCAGGGAAGACGATCTATTTCTCGGCCGACTTCGACGCGACCGAGGCGCAGCAAGCCCCGATCAACGCCTACATGGCAGCCGCGAAGGCGATTCTTCACGCGGCCGGCTACCGCATCGGCATCTACGGGGGCTTCTACGTCGTCAAGCGCGCGTTCGACGCGGGCGTCACTGACGACGGATGGCAGACCTACGGGTGGTCCGGCGGTCAGTGGGACTCGCGCGCTGCGATCCGCCAGGACCACAACGAGATTCAGTGCGGCGGCGCGGACTGCGACCACAACACCCGCGTAGGCGCCACCTACCTCGCCGGCGGGCACTCGGCCGCCCCGGCTCCGCCCCCCCCGGCTCCGCACCCGCCTGCGCCGACGCCGCCCCCGCCCTCGACCGCGCGGACCTACACGGTCCAGAGCGGCGATTCGCTGTCGGGCATCGCGGCGAGGTTCGGGATCGGGGATTGGCACACGCTCTACAACGCGAACGTGCGTGTCATCGGCTCAAACCCGAACCTGATCCGCGCGGGTCAGGTGCTCACGATCCCGGGGGCCTCCGCGCCGGCCCCGCCGCCCCCGCCGGCTCCCGCTCCGCCCCCGCCGCCCCCGACGACCACGAAGAGTGTCCCGAAGACCTACACGGTCCAGAGCGGCGACAACTTGTCGGCCATCGCGGCGAAGTTCGGGATCAGGGATTGGCACACGCTCTACAACGCGAACGCGCACGTCGTCGGTTCGAACCCGAACCTGATCCGCGCCGGCGAAGTGCTGACGATCCCTGGTCAGTTCGTGACCGTCACGGTCAAGGCCGCCGCTGCTCCAATCGTGCGCGCCGTCGCGCCGCCGGCCGTCACGCCCAACGTTGCGCCGCCGCCTCCCCCGCCGCCGCCGCCGCCGGCCCCGGTCGCGGTCGAGGCGCCGGCCCCCGCTCCGCCGCCGGCCCCGGTCGTAGTCGAGGCGCCGGCCCCCGCTCCGCCGCCGCCGGCTCCCGCCACGCCAGTCGAGAGCCCGGCTCCGCCGCCGGCTCCAGCCCCCGCAGCGCCCGCCGAGGCACCTGCCCCGGCCCCTGTGCCCGCGCCCGCCAGCGAGGCGCACAGCGCCCCCTCATGGACCGACGAGATTACGGCCGCCGTGGTCCGGGCCGAGGCGATCATTCACCACCTGCCCACCGTCGAGGTTCCCGTCGTTCCCGACGACCTCGCGCCCGCACCGGAAGGAAGCCCCCGCGCTATGTTCACCCGCGCCTATTGGCAGTACATCGCAGAGCGTTCGATCAAGACGTTCGTTCAGTCCCTCGTCGCCCTGCTGGGCATCGGGCAGACGAACATGATCTCCGTCAACTGGTCGAACATGGCGGCCGTCGCGGGTAGTGCGGCGCTCGTCTCCGTGCTGACCTCGATCAGCTCGCTGTCGGGCTCAGCGGTCGTCGAGCCGGTCGACACGCACCCCTCGGCCAACCTCAAGTAAGCTCAAGTCACGCCCAACGTTACGCCCCGCCTAGCTGCCGGATTCCGGCGCTGGGCGGGGCGTTTCGCTTTGCGATAGCTAGGAGTCGCGCCCTACGATAAGCGCATGCCTACTAAGCGTCAGATCGAAGCGGAAATTAAGCGGCAACTCCGCGCCATCCGGGCACTTCCGGATGATGACCGCGAACGCAAGACGGCGTTGCTGCGCGACCTCGCTGAGAGCACCGTCGAGTTTCGCGAACACTTCGCGCTTAGCTCCGGTGACGTCGACTGGGCCGGCCGAACGGGCGCCTACCGTGCCGAGATCGCAGAACTGTACTTAGAGGCGGGCTTCCCGCAGGCCGAAGCGAAGGCCATTCAGAAACTTACGCGCTATCACATCGCCAACACTCTCCGTCAGCGTCTGTCCACCGACGAAATCGAGGCGATAGGGCTGCGCGCCGAGTCGCCGCGCGAACGTCAGACCGAGCTGCGCTCGCGCACGGCCGCTATCGTCGCCGCCGCCGCCGTGTCTGCCGTCAGCGCTGGCGTCCCTGAGACGGCCGAGGAGCGCATTGCGTACCTGCATGGTGTCCTTGCCACCCTCAACGAGGTCGGGCCGCTCAGCGAGGCAGAGAGGGGCAGCAAGGACTACGTTCCGCACTACCGCACCGCTAAGACGCTGCTGGACCAGATTGTTCGCACTGCCCGCAACATCGCGAAGACGTGGCCAGCGCCAGAGGGCGAAGACCCCACCATCGCGTGAGGGTCGCAAAGGGTCGCAGGGTCGCACGAGTAGGGCCGCAGGGTCGCAGAGGCGCACGCCTTGCGACCCTGTTTTTTGTCTGCACGGTCACATAGTGTCCTAGTTTCTTCCTGTCCGGATCGGGTGATGGCGCCCGCCTATGCCCGTTTTGGAGGGTCGCAAGGTCGCAAGGGTCGCAGGGACGCACGGCTGCCCTCTCGCGATCCGCCGCCGCGCCGCCACCGCTTCCCCCCTTTTTGTAATTCGGACATTCCTACTCTCTCTTCTCTTTTTATATAAGTTCTTACATGCGCCGGCCTGCTGCGCCCGCGATTTGCGACCCTTCCGACCCTGCTCGGCGCGGGTTTCCCCCCACTCGACATGTACCCCGTACAACAGTCCGCCCTTTGTACGGGAAGGCAGCTCTACCTGTGACAACGCCCAAAGTTCGTACCCTGACCCGAGGAAACTCCCGCTACTACGTCCACCCGGACACGGGCGCAAAGGTTCCGGGCGTCACCTCGGTCCTCGGTATGCTCCC